GTGTGTTCCACGTGGATCATTTTTTCGTGCGATTCACCCGTCGTGCCAAACCGTATTATTCTTAGCGAGCGGAGCTCGCAGACACAGGATTTGTTCTCGTAGTGCCGTGAAGAGTTTCGTGGGTCGTTGTGTCATAGTTAGGAGTGCAGCTATATGAAGCGTAAGCGTATGTCTGGTGCTGGTTCTCGGCGTGATTTCTCGCGCAAGTCGGGTGTCCACCCGTTGAATATGCGCGGTGTGCCGATGCGTGGTGGTATTCGGCTGTAGTTTGTGCCGTGTTATCATCCTATCGGGGCGTGGCAGCGGGGCAAAGGTGCCCCGTTGTCATTTCATGAGCCCGTAGGTGTACATTTGCAAGTGCCGTGCGGGCAGTGTATTGGTTGTCGTTTAGAGCGGTCCCGGCAGTGGGCCGTGCGTATCATGCATGAAGCCTCATTGCATGATGATAATTGTTTTCTGACTTTGACGTATTCGGACGCAAATTTGCCGTCCGATGGTTCTTTGCGTGTTCGGGATTTTCAGTTATTTGCGAAGCGTTTGCGCAAGCGTGCGGGTTCTTTTCGTTTTTTTCATTGTGGTGAGTATGGCGAGGAATCGAGCCGTCCGCACTATCATGCTTGCATGTTTGGTATAGATTTTCCCGACAAGCGTATTTATTCCGAGTCTCTCGGTAATAAGTTGTATGAGTCCGAGTTTTTGGACGAAGTGTGGGGTTTGGGAGCCGTTCGTATCGGTTCCCTTACTTTCGAGAGCGCGGCGTATGTCGCGCGTTATGTTTTGAAGAAAGTGACTGGTGATGCTGCTGAAGAGCATTATAAGCGTGTTGATTTAGTTACAGGCGCTGAATATTCTTTACAGCCGGAATATGTTACTATGTCGAGGCGGCCAGGTATCGGGCGAGAGTGGTTTGAGCGTTTTGGGAACGAAGTGTACCCGAGCGATAATGTTATAGCCCGAGGTTTTCCGTCTAAGCCGCCTCGGTATTATGATAGTTTGTTAGAGGCTGTTGCGCCTGATGTTTTGGAATCCGTTAAGGATTCGCGATTGCAAGCAGCTGAGCGCAGGTCGTGGGATTCCACGCCTAAGCGTTTGAAGGTGCGTGAGCGTGTAGCGAAGGCCCGTGTAGGTCTTTATGCGCGGAAGGGGGTTTAGGGGAAACCCGCCAGGGTTTCCCCAAGTGGTGGAGTGTGTTGGGCCTATGCCTTCACACTCTTTTTTTTGGAAGTTTAGATAGTTTCGGGAGCGATGATATATGAAGTTCAAGATTTTTTCTGTTTACGACGATAAGGCTAAGGCGTATTTGCCGCCGTTTTTTCTGCCTGAAGTCGGTATGGCGGTTCGTGCGTTTAAGGATTGTGTGAACGATCCTGGTCATAATTTTGGGAAGCATCCCGCCGATTATACGTTGTTTCAGTGCGGTGCGTTCGATGATCGCACCGGTTTGTTCGATGTGTCTGGTTCTCTGGAAGTGGTCGCCCACGGGGTGGAGTTGCGTGATAGCAACCCGCAGGGCGTTTTGAAGTTGTCAGCGGAGGTTAATTAGTATGAAGATTCAGAGTGTTATGCAGCATGGTTTTGCGATGGTGCCGAAGGCGGAGATTCCGCGTTCTTCGTTTGATCGTAGTCATGGGCACAAGACTACGTTCGACGCTGGTTCTTTGATTCCGATTTTTATTGACGAGGCGTTGCCGGGTGACACGTTCAATTTGGAGATGACCGGTTTTGCGCGTATGGCAACGCCGGTGTTTCCGATTATGGACAATTTGTACATGGATACGTTTTTCTTCGCGGTGCCAATGCGTCTTGTGTGGGAGAATTGGCAGAAGTTTTGTGGTGAGCGGACGCCCGATACGGATTCGTCTACGGATTATACGATTCCGGTGGTAGACGTCGATCCGGCGGGCATGGGTGCGCTGGAAGTTGGTGATTATTTCGGTTTGCCCGTGGATGTGGGCAATATGGAAGTGTCGTCTTTGCCGTTCCGTGCGTATTATCGCATTTGGAACGAGTGGTTTAGGGATCAGAATTTGCAAGATTCGATTCCTCTCGGTTGGGAGACTGGTGACGGTCCGGATACGTTGCCGGGTGCGAATGGTGGCGCGTTGGTGCGTCGTGGGAAGCGCCACGATTATTTTACGTCGTGTTTGCCGTGGCCCCAGAAGGGTGATTCTGTCGAGTTGCCGTTGGGTACTTCGGCCCCAGTGATACCGGATGGTGATTTGATTCCGCGTTTTTCGCTTGGTGCTGCGACCGATAGGTATTTGATCGGTCAGACGGGCGGTGGTTTTCCCACTACGCGGTTTTCCGGTGCTGCTATTGGTGCGGACGTTGCCGCTGCATGGTATGATCCGAATTTGATAGCAGATTTGAGTGGTGCGACTGCCGCAACCATCAACCAGTTGCGTCAGGCGTTTCAGGTTCAGCGGTTGTTGGAGCGTGATGCACGTGGAGGCACTCGTTATACGGAAATCATCCGGTCGCATTTTGGAGTTATCAGTCCTGATCAACGTTTACAGCGTCCGGAGTATCTTGGCGGCGGGAGTTCGCCTGTTCATATTGTCAGTGTTCCGCAGACATCGGAGACGAGTGGAACTCCTCAAGGCAATTTGGCTGCCTATGGTACTGCAACGTTGCACAATCATGGTTTTACGAAGTCGTTTACCGAGCATACGATTATTATTGGTCTGGTGAGCGTGCGGGCCGATTTGACGTATCAGCAAGGTTTGAATCGGATGTGGTCGCGTCAGACGCGTTACGATTTCTACTGGCCCGCGTTGTCGCATATTGGCGAGCAGGCGGTTCTCTCGAAAGAGATTTATTGCGATGGTACGGCCGGGGACGAGAATGTGTTTGGTTATCAGGAGCGTTATGCGGAGTATCGTTATAAGCCGTCTCAGATTACCGGCGTTTTCCGTTCTTCGTATCCTACGTCGCTCGATGCTTGGCATTTGTCGCAGGATTTCTCTGCGCGGCCGACGTTAAGTGAGGCGTTCATTATCGATGAGCCGCCGGTCGATCGTGTGGTGGCTACACCGGCGGAGCCTCATTTCCTTTTCGATTCGTTTTTCAATTTGCGTTGTGCTCGTCCTATGCCTATGTTTGGCGTCCCCGGTTTGATCGATCATTTCTGATATGCCGTTGCCATTACTGGGTACGTTGGTTCCGTCGCTCGTTTCTGGGGCGTTGGGTTTTCTTGGTGGTGAGCGCGCGAATAAGTCGAGCGCGCGTTCGGTACAGTCTCAGATGGATTTTCAGGAGCGTATGTCGAATACGGCTCACCAGCGTGAGGTTGCCGATTTGAAGGCCGCAGGATTGAATCCGATTTTGGCGGCTGGTGGTTCTGGTGCGTCGAGTCCGTCCGGGGCGTCTATGCAGTATGAAGATACGATTTCCCCGGCGGTTTCGTCTGCTTTGAATGCTCGTTCTCAGGCTCAGGAGTTGCGTAATTTGCGCAAGCAGGAGCAGGTTATGGAGCAGACTGAGCGTAAGGAACGCACCGAAGCAAATATTGCGATGGTGAATGAGCGTTTGTTGAAAGAATATGGTGATGCGGAGCGTTCGACCGCGTTGGAGCAAGCGCGGGCGATTTTGGAAGGGTCGAAGATTTCGAATGAGTTGTCGACCCGTTCTTTGCCGCGTGCTGAGTTGCAGACGGAGGCCTGGCGTCTTGGTGGTGAGGCGATTTCTGCGATTATTGAGAAGCTCGGTATTGGCGGCGCGGCTGCGCGCCGTTTGCGTCAGGTTTTGGAGAATTTAGGAGGCGTAAAGTGACAGTCTATAGTCGTTATAACCGGCCGCCGCCGGTGCGTGTCGATGCGAGCCCGGGCGAGAAGAATCGCGATAGGGCGAAGCAGTCGTTTAAGGGTGAGTGTGATATCAACCGGATTATGGGTAAGTACCTAAAGTCTGGTACGGTGGATCATTTCACCCGGCATGGTGGTACGTATGGGTTTGCGTCGTCTGCGACGTTTCACGATGCCATGAATGTGGTTGTTAAGGCCGAGAAGATGTTCTCGGATTTGCCGTCCGATATTCGCAAGAAATTTGCGAATGATCCGGCGGCGTTTTTGGAGTTTGTGCAGGACGAGAAGAATTTGCCGGAGATGCGGAAGCTGGGTTTGGCTCCCGAGGCCCCGAGCTCGAGCTCTCCTGCCCCGGAGCCGGCGCCTACGCCGGCGCCTGCGCCGCCGGCGCCGCCGGCCCCCACACAGTGACTTCCTTGATGTAACTGTGTGGAGTGACACCAAAGGCCTTTTGGTGTCACGATAGGCCCCCGGGGATCGCCCCCGGGGGCCTTTTTTTTTACGGTTTGCTGGTTCCCCAAGTCTTGATGGACGTGATTTCGAAGTGTGTCACTTCCTTTCGGATTTCCTCGATGGCGCGTGTACGCGCTTCCTTCGTGTCCTTCGCCTCGATGGCGATTGGAGCCGAGCGAATTTTGCCGTTCTCATGGATGTACTTGTAGTTGACTTGGAATAGCATTTGCGTTTCTCCTGTTAGTAGGTCTGGCGTTCTAGTATCGTAGAAGTCTCTCATTTCTTTGTTTCCTCCTACGTAGAGTTATTATAGCGTATGTGTCGTGTGCGGTGTGTTAAGATTTGTGAAGTGTTTCCCGGGCGTAGCCCGGACGAGCGTAGCTTTGCTACGCGGATGCACAGCCCTCTTGCTTTTGCGATGGAGTCTGGAGAATCGACACATGTGTGTTCCACGTGGATCATTTTTTCGTGCGATTCACCCGTCGTGCCAAACCGTATTATTCTTAGCGAACGGAGTTCGCAGACACAGGATATGTTCTCGTAGTGCCGTGAAAAGTTTCGTGGGTCGTTGTGTCATAGTTAGGAGTGCAGCTATATGAAGCGTAAGCGTATGTCTGGTGCTGGTTCTCGGCGTGATTTCTCGCGCAAGTCGGGTGTTCACCCGTTGAATATGCGCGGTGTGCCGATGCGTGGTGGTATTCGGCTTTAGTTTGTGCCGTGTTATCATCCTATCGGGGCGTGGCAACGGGGCAAAGGTGCCCCGTTGTCATTTCATGAGCCCGTAGGTGTACATTTACAGGTGCCGTGCGGGCAGTGTATTGGTTGTCGTTTGGAGCGGTCCCGTCAGTGGGCCGTGCGTATCATGCATGAAGCCTCATTGCATGATGAGAATTGTTTTCTGACTTTGACGTATTCGGACGCAAATTTGCCGTCCGATGGTTCTTTGCGCGTTCGGGATTTTCAGTTATTTGCGAATCGTTTACGCAAGCGTGCGGGTTCTTTGCGGTTTTTTT